TTTATAGTTGATGATATTTTAAGAGAATTTTTTGTATTTAATAAAGAAGAATATAATTGGACTCATAAAAGATTGACAGCTGAACATGAATATTTGACAGCGAAATACAAGAAAAGATCAGAATCAGGCAGAAAAGGTGGTCTTGCTAGAAGCAAAAATCAAGCACCTATACCTATACCTAATCCTATACCTAATAATAATAAATATGATCCTGTCTTTGAGAATCTATGGAGTAGTTTAAATAGAAAAAAAGGCTCAAAATTTCAAGCTCATAAAATCTGGCTAAAACTATGGTCTAAAGGTATTTTGAAAGAAACAGATACACCAGAACTTATAAATGCATACAATAATCAAACTAAAAATATACAAGATGACACATTTATACCACATTTTACGACATGGCTTAATCAACATAGATGGGAAAATGACGAAAAACAAGAAATTCCAGATTTAGTAAAAAGATTGGAAGATTTAGGATATGTGCACTATGCTAGAGATGGAAATATACAAAAATTTATGAAAGATGGAAAATATTATAAAGTTGATGTATATGATGAAAAACATCAATTAGTATTAGATAATGAAAAAGAAAAAAGCGAAATACAGGCACATTGAAATCAATAAAAAGAAATATTACTTTTATTCAATCATATGGCACGATATTTTAGGAGATTCAGGACATGCTTCAGAAAAAGAATTTAAAGCTATGAAACCAGCTCAAATGACAACTAATGCTTATGTATTTAGTAAAGATAAGAAAGAATTAAAAACTTTTTCTAGCTTTGATGATGAAACTTTTTCTGATAGAAATGTATTTCCTATAGGCTGTATTATAAAAATGGAAAAAATTCTTTTATGAAGATTGAATTAATACCTTTAGAATCTTTAACACCATACATAAATAATCCACGAAAGAGTCTAAATGTTGACAAAGTTGCAGCATCAATCAAAGAGTTTGGATTTCAACAACCTATTGTAATAAATGCAGATAAAACTATTCTTGCAGGACATACAAGATATTTTGCATCTAAAAAATTAGAATTGAAACAAGTTCCATGTGTGATAGCTGAATTAGATGATACGAAACAAAAAGCATATAGAATAGCAGATAATAGAGTTTCCGAAGATAATCAGTGGGATTTTCCATTGTTAAATTTAGAAATAGAAGATTTAAAAAAAGATAATTTTAGTTTGCCTGTATTAGGTTTTACAGAAGAAGAATTGAAAAAATTTATGTCAGTAGATACATTTAATCCCACTGATAAAGACGATCAATCAGATTTAGACGAAGCATCTGAAAAATGCGAAGCTTGTGGACAAACATTACCTAAATAAAGATTTATATATTGATTATTGTTCACAGAAAGCTAGTGAATATTCTGTGTATAAATGGCATTATTCAAAGCGAATGCCTAAGTCTAAATTAGTAAGATTCGGAGTATGGGAAAAAGGCGAATTTAAAGGATCCGTAATATATGGATTAGGTGCTAATCCTAAATCAGGTTCATTTTTACAAGTTTCTAATTTTGAATGTCCAGAATTAGTAAGAGTAGCATTAGCTCAACATAAAAACCCTGTATCTAAAATAGTTTCATATACCTTAAAAAAATTAAAAAAAGATTATCCTAAATTAAAAGCAGTTGTATCATATGCAGATCCAGAACAAGATCATAAAGGTAAAATATATCAAGCTATGAATTGGTATTATATTGGTGAAACATCTAAAGCTAAAGTTTATATTGTGAATGAAAAAGAGGTTCACAGTAAAACAATTTCAGATAGAATAAGATTTAATAAATTAGATAAAAATCACAACTTAGACTATAAAATAACTAAAGGTAAATACAAATATGTTTATTTATTTGATAAGAAGTTATTTAATTTAATAAGAGATAAGATACAAAAATATCCTGCGTGAGCTTTAGAAAGGTTTATTGATACCCTCAATGAATAAGGTGGTGCGATTCCAACCCTCACGCTCCATATTGCAATTATCTTAAAAAAGACATAAAAAGGACAAAATGGCAAGACCAATTAAAAGAGTAGATGTAGAAACTATAAAGAAATTAGCGCAATTGCATTGTACATATCAAGAGATTGCAGAGTTTGTAGGTGTTTCAACAAAGACATTACAGAGGAGTTATGTCCACTATATAAAAAAGGGACGAGAGCTGGGCAAAATAAGTTTAAGAAAAGCTCAATTTGAAAAAGCTTTAGGTGGTTCAGTTCCTATGATGATTTGGCTAGGTAAACAACATTTAGATCAAAAAGATAAGATAGAGCAAACTAATTACAATGAGCCATTGCCATTGATTATAGAAGCTAAAGATGTCAAAGAAAAAAGGTAATATATTTGGCAAAGCAGTTCAGTATGAGAAAAAACATAAAGGTACTTCAATAGGAAGAATCACTAAAAGATCAAAGATTAAAACTATGAATAAATCTAAACGACAAGGCAGATCTAAAAAAAAAATGCGATATAGAGGACAAGGTAGATGAACAAAAGATCATTATTCTATTTCAATGGAGAAATAATTCCTAGTCGTATGCCACAAGATTTTAGAAAAGCACAAGGCAAAGAAGCATGTGGCAATTGTGGAATGTATTCTAACAGAAGATCCTATTGTGGTATTTTTAAAGAGTTTAGAGTCAAAGATATTTATGTTTGTGATAAATGGAGACAAAGACATTTTGAAAGATAATGGAATTAATTATCTATAATGATGGTACTTATTCATTAGTTGAAGTTACTAAACAAATGATAGATCACATCAAAATATTATCTGATGTAGATTGTTTTTCTCTTTGTGATATTATCAGATTAGAGTTTACAGAATATTTACATTATCCGATAAACTTACATCAGATGAAAGATGGCTCAGGTTATTTTTATGGGTGCATTTGTAGATAATTAATGCTATTTACTTTTTATGGCAAAATACAAAGGCAGATCTGTAAAATTAAATAAACCATTTAGAACACCTGGAAAGTCTAAAAAGTTTGGTGTCTATGTTAGAAATAATAGAACAAATAGAGTTCAAGTAGTAAGGTTCGGAGATCCTAACTTATCAATTAAGAAAAATAATCCTACTAGACAAAGAATGTTTTTTGCAAGGTTTCGTCCTATATTAGCAAAAGTAAAAGGGCAGAAATCATTGAGTCCTGCATTTTGGAGTATGAAATCATGGAGGAAAGGTTTTAAAATATGAAGAAAATAGACATTAATGAGAATACATCTATTGGATTACCACTTAGAAATTTAATCGGACTTATAAGTGCAATTCTAATTGGTGCTTGGTTTGCATTTGGAGTTATAGAAAGACTTAACAAATTAGAAACAGCAGATCATTTATTTCAAGCTGATCTATTAAAAAAAGCTGAACAAGAGCCAAAGAATTTAGAAATGTTTATGTTGATTGAGCATCTAGCATCACAAATAGAATCTATAGAAAAAGAAATTCAAGCTAGTAGATATAACAAAGTCAATATAGATCATTTAAAAGAACAAGTAGATATTATAAATAAACAAATTGAAAAATTAAGAAATGGTAATCACTAATGGAAATAATAGTAGCTTTATTAATGTTTGTAGGTACAGATCAAAAACTTGTTGAGATGACATGGACTCCATCTATTTCAAAATGTTTAGAAAAAAAAAGAATAGCTACTAGAAATAGTAATGCAACCTATATGTGTTCTCGTGTAAAAGCAGAATTAGATAAAGATAATAAAATTTTAAAAATTGAAAAGCTCAAATGACAAAATCAGAGATCATAAAAAAATTAGGTTTAATTAATAAACTGAAAACAGAACTTAAACATAGAGGAAGTAGTGATCTTGAAGTTAGAATATTAATTTTAGAAAAAGAAATAGATACACTTAAAGCAGTAATAGATTTGAAAGATATTGAGATAACGACATTGACTAATAATCTTAATAAAATAAAAGATTCACATAATAAAAAAGTTACTGAAAAATTTCTTGATGATCTAGCTAATAACACTCCTAATAATGGTCAATTTGAATGAAATTTATTTTAACTCTGTTAATGTGTTCTATAGTAGATGGAAAAACTACATGTCTTCCGCCTTTTCAATCCGAAGTAGAATACAAAGATGCTTACGATTGTATGTTAGATGGATATAGCCAAGCATATAACAAAATAATTTCACTTGGCAGAGAAGATGTTAATCAGTATAAAATTTATATAAAATTTGGTTGTCATGAAAATCAGTCTAACAAAACCACAGTTAGCAGTATCGAAATCAGATAATAGGTTTAGAGTTTTAATATCAGGCAGAAGATTTGGAAAAACTTTTTTATGTATTACTGAAATGATGAAATATGCTTGTCAGGTAAATAAAAATATATGGTATGTAGCACCTACATTTAAGATGGCTAGGGAGATTGTATGGTCTAAATTAAAACAAATGCTACATGACTTTAATTGGATTGATTCTATAAATGAAACAAATCTATCTATAAAAGTTAAAAAGACAGGAAGTATTATTTCAT